ATGTATAAATAGTAGAAACAAAAAAACCCCTTCCTTTCTACAGGTTGGGGTTTTTCTATAAAATACTAAATTATGAATTAACTATTAGTTCCGTACACTATTGTTCCACCATTCAATACCGCAGGAGTGAATGGGCTTGTTGTAGTTGAACCAGATATGAACGCTGCAGGTAATTGCTCCATGCCTGTGAAGGTTAAAGAGTATCCGTATAGGTCTCCCATTGCTGCACCAGTTTGAAGTGTTCCTGCTGTCATATCGGCTCCTTCTCTTTCACCAACTAATAGTGCATCTCCGTTCATTGTCCATACAACGATTTGTGGTCTACCATAAGCCAACAACTTCATTTGTGTGGTCATCTCGTTAGTAAGTTTCTTCAAGTTCAAGAGTAATTCTTGTGAGAAGAAAGTTGTACCATTATCACGAGATGTATTGACGGTTTCTGTATATGCAGAATTGCCTTTTAATTCATAATAGTATACGCTTGAGCTGAGAGGTAAAGCAGTTACTTCACCATTTCCGTTTTTTGTGAAAGAACCCGTAGTAAAGTTAAGGAAATAAACACCGGCTAAACCACCGATACTATCCTTACATACTTCGTTTCTTCCAGCTGTTATATTACATGCCATACTATTATATGTTTATTTAGTTAGTTAAATTAATATGCTCCGTAGTAAACAATATCTTGTCCAATACCGAACTGAACACCAGCAGTATATCTCATGATAATTCTGTAATTTTGAGAACCATCAAGATTAGCCATATCCAATACTCTTACTTCGTTGTGGTCTGACAACAAACCAGTACCGAAGAACAAGTTAGACTTCTGTGCAGCTACGATTTTAGAATCACTCATACCTGGGCAAACTACGATTTCAATACCATTGAAGTTGAAAGGTTTTTCACCTACGTTCATTTGGTTATTCCATCCGTTAGCACCGATAGCACCACCGGCTAATGCCTGCTGATATGCTTTAGCAACTGATGTACCAACATAGATTAAAAGGTCTTCCTTACCATAAACGGCAGAAGGGATAGTATCTACCACATTGTTCAACTTGTTCAATACGTTAGCTGAAGTGATAGAACCAGAGTCAATTGCAGAACCAGTCTTTGCAGCTAATACAGCAGTAGCTCCACCTGCAGCAATAGATGCAGAGAATGCAGTTTGGAATCCAAGGAATGAACCATTAGTTGCAGTACCTTGCCAGATTGATTGTTCAGTAGCCTGAGCAACTTGTCCAGCCACATAAGAAATCAAGTAATCATTGAATGATGCAGGGATTGTATCAAACGCAGAGAAACCTAATTGTAGGGATTCCCATGAGTCAACGAATTCTTGCTTACACAATTCAAGGTTTACTTGTAGTTCTTTTGGCTCCAAGATACGCTCAGAAAGAGCAACTGAACCAGAGGTTACGAAATCACAAGAAGCATCTTGTACGATTCCTGATACATCAAGTTTCTGGATTACAGATTTGTACTTGACGTTTGGTTTAATGGTTACTAACTTGTTATCCAAAGTCTTAGCAGATAACAATGCAGCTGCGATATACTCACCAGCGAATTCACCTGCGTAGGTGTTTTGTGTAAAAGTTGGTAACGCCAAATTTTGTCTTTTTTTCATTTTGTTAAAAGTTTGGGTTGTTAATTATTTTTGTTATATAATCTAGCAAGTACTCTTTCTTGTGAGGACATACCAGGGGTTGATTTTTTTGTATTTACTGATGATAGTTTCTTTACTCTTGCCTCGATAGGAGCACCATCTAACTTTGGAAGTTCTTCTTCATCTTCTTCCATTTCATCTTCCATCTCCTCTTCTTTCTTTTTGTCTTCCATCATTTTCTCTTCTTCCTTCTCCTCAGCCATCTTCATCTTCTTTTCCATCTCTTCAATGCGATAAGAAAGTTCTTCCATCATCTTAGCAATGTCCTTATCAGACCCAACCAATTTACCTTGGTCAACATCTGCAGGAATACCATCACCAGTAGTTGGAATATCACCAGGAGCAGTTTCGTAAGTTTCCTCACTCATCTCTGTTGGCATATCTACTGGACCAGAAGCAGGAATATCTTCTGCCTCTTTTGTTTCCATATCAGCAAGTTCTACATTTTCTCTTTCTTTGATTACACCATCTTCGGTAATAACTTTCAATAGAGTTTCGTTTCCTTCTGAATCACGAAGAGATAGTTCATGCTCTCCATTAGGTGCAGGTGATTTCTCACCATCTTCGGATATTACAAATAGGGCTTCACCTACATCAAAAGTTTCACTTTCAACGATAGTTCCATCTTTCAATTTAGCGTAAGTTAGTTCTACTTCGTTTGAAGATAACATCATTACTAATTTCTTTAATACGGTTTTTGCGTTCATAATGTATAAATGTATTTTTATATAATAACAATAATTGTTTTGTTTGTATTAGTTTTTTAATCTATTAGATGTCTTGCATCATAAATTACATCTTCATTTTGTTTTACTATAACATATAATTCGTATCCACTTGGAATACCAGCTGATATAAAATCATTATTATCAATTGATAACACATTACCTTCTAATGTGAATTGTATGTCAAGTGCCAATCCATTTCTTGATAATGATTTATATTCTATTGTAATTGGTAAATCACTATTATAGTTTGTTAAATTAATTTTCATTATATTCCAGGTTGATGTCTTCCTAATATACCATTCATTTCTAATATAGGTCTCAATATCCTTCCTCTATTATTAGTTAGAGGTATTTTAACTACTTTTGATGCAGTCCAAGGTGTTAAATATAAATCACCATAAACTCCCAAAGTAATACTTGAATACCCACCTGCACTTGGTAATGTAACATATTCAACTGTATTTGTTCTCCAATCGTATATAGTTAATTGAATTGCACCACCACCAACCATATATATTCTTCCATCTGCACCTATACAAGATGAGGCAGAACTAGTTGATGAGTTCGGTGTAAGAAGATCTGTTAATTGTAATGTTTTAGGGTTTATTCTTACAAAAGGATTGGCACCCGAGGGTAATGAATACATAAACCCATCAGGTGCCAGGCACATACCATATCTTGTATTACCACCTGGAGTTCCAAAAGATGTATATGTATCAGTTGCTGGGTCAAACTCTATGTAATTTCGTGTACCTGCAGGACCAGCTGGAGACCAATACATTTTACCATTTGGTCCTAAACAACCATTGCCTCTATCATTACTTGTTGCAATTCCCATATTACTACCTGATTCTATTGAGGTGTCATACCTTACCATAGTATCAGTATTAAATGTACCAGTGGTATATGCATTAACACCATCGTAGGATAATAAAAATGGAAAGTATTGAGACCCTAATGCCGGCAATGCCACAAAACTACCTGAGTTATTATCAATAGGTAATTTATACATTCGTGGATTTGAAGTAGCACAATATACTGCTCTATTTCTTGGTGAATAAAAAGCACCATTAGTAGCACCAGTACCTATACTTCCAGTTACTGATATATTATCAGTATAGGTATCAATTAATAACCAATTGGTCTGCAAATGGCCAGGTGCATATATAACACCATTGTCTGCCATGGCTCCACCATTATATTTTGCAATACCTCCAGCCAATGCTGCACCTATTTCAATTGGGGCACCATAAGATGCACTTGGAATGGTGATTTGATTAAAGTAATTATCATATGCCCTTACCCATTGATTACTCTCATAAGAGGACCAAGGGATAAGAGTTTGTTGTGGGAAAGTTAAATCCTCAAATGCTGCAGGTGCAATCATATATTATAGAAAGTTTTTAATTGAAGTTCCCAATACATTAGTTCCATCAAGTGATACAAATGTCAACAAATCTATTGCAGAACCAGTTGCAGTTACTTGATAATCATTACCACCTGCGAATAATACATTTGGTGAGAAAGATACTGAACCAGTAGATGCTCCACTTGCTTGTGAAATTTGTATGTTTATAGTTTGTCCTCTTCTTATATTACTTGGTGTAATATGTGTTGTTGAACCAGTTGGTAATGTTAAGGTAAACATATTACCATCATTGAAGTTTACAGACGCAGTAGATGATGCAACACTTAATGTATTTACAAATCCACTCATAGAACCAGTTATACCAAGAGAACCAGTGATTTCTGCACTACCCGTGAATGGGAATGCTGCTCCACCTCCACCACTTCCGGTATCAACCGTCAATACGAATGTAGATGCATCTCCTTTTGTAAATGTCAATACATTACCTGCTACACTACCAGTCACCATAAGTGAGCCAGTATCAGTTGAACCTCCACCAAATGATGAAGTTGCAACAGTTGTTGTTCTACCATTTACATCACCAACCCAAACATATCCTTGTTGTAGGGATGCAGTTAAACTACCGGTTATTTCTATGTTTTCTAACATAGCAACATTACGAGTGAATGTCACTCTACCATCAGTAAATGATTGTGATGCTTGGAACTGAATTGGTGCATAGTATTGAGGTGGGAGACCTGCACTACCACTTTGTAATATAATACTTGGGTTTGTTATACCTGTCAGACCAGTTAGAGCTGTACCTTCTGCATCACCGGCAATTGCTATATTTCTTCCTGCTCCAAAATTACTAACAAGACGAGTAGTAGTAATCTGAGTGCTACCAGTAGTATTACTTGTTACGGTCATACCAGTAGGTGATGTAGTGACATTTCCTGTAGATGCACTAACTGCTAATACATTAAATGCTGGTTGCCAATATAAAGCATTATCAGAATCTCTAGCAATTACATTAGTAGAACCTGATAAGAATGGTATAATAAATTGTCCTAATCCACCAGGAGCGGAATTAGGTAAAAGTGCTGGTGTCACACTCAACTCACCAGTTATAGTAGTTGAACCTGATATCACTTGATTACCTACGAAGGTATTAGAACCAGTAGTTGCAAATGAACCTGTGTTTATTGGTGTACCAAAAGAAGAAGTAGGTATTGCTTGTGGAACATCATTTACATCTCCAACCCATGCATATCCTGATTGTAAGTTTGGTAATCCTCTAGCTTCACCAGTCATTTGTATTACACCTGAACCATTGACTGCTGATTTCTCAACATATCCAAGGAATTGTATCAGGTTGTTGGAACCCGTAGGTATAACATTTGTATATCCTCCACCTACTCCAACAAATACATCATCACCAGGTTGGAATGCAGTGGTATCTACCTCATTGATAAATCCATCAAGTATTACAATACCTTCTTCACCAACAATAATACTTTCACCAGCAATACCTCCTGCAGGCATTCTCAAAGGATTACCAGCATCGGCTGGTAGAATACCTACAAGGTTACCTGCAGTTCCACTACCTGTAAAGTATAATGGTGTTCCTTTTGGAATAGTAGTAGAGTGTAAGTTCTTACCATATACTATTGTATTATCAGCGTATATAGAGAATGTAGAGTTATCAGCCAATTCTGCATGTGAAGCAGAAAGGGCATAAGATGCAGAAGTTGCATTATCACTAAACTCTGAATGAGATGAACTAATTGCAAATGATGCACTTGTTACTAATCCATCTATTCTACTACCACTTAAATTACCAGTAGTATCTTGTAGTATAATTTGTGATGAACCAGATACTAAACCACTCGGTAATACACTGCCACTCACATCAGGTATTACTATACCAAATGTGGAACTATCACCTTTTGTAAATGTAAGTGTATTACCACTAAATGATGCAGTTATTAAAGATGATGCTGTAATTGCAGAAGTTGCATAAGATGAAGTTGCATTTATTAAACTATTTACCTTACTATCATTTGATGAGGTATATGTGTTAAAAGATGCAGTAGTTTGAAATCCTAATTCGGTTATTTGTTGAGAACTTGATACTACACCACTTGGTAAAACACTACCACTATTATCAGGGATGAATAGGGAGAATTGTGCACCATCACCTTTTGTAAAAGTTAGAGTTTGTGCAGCAAAAGAAGCAGTTACTAATGAACTGCCAGTTATAGATGAACTTACAAATCCTAATGCTGTAATTTGGCTTGAACCTGATATAGTTCCAGTAGGTATTACACTACCAACTGTCACATTAAATGTAGATGAATCACCTTTGGTGAATGTCATTACATTATCAACGGCAGAAGCAGTTACTAAAAGGGAACCTGTATTTAATCCAACAGCTGATGCAGTAAATTGTTCTAATGCATCTATTTGCTGATTCCAACTACCACTATCTGCAGTATATCCGATTTCATCCACAAGGGAGTCAATCATATTCTCATTAAATGTTCGTAGAGCACTAGGGGTAATCAGTCCTGCATTGTTATTTGGGAATGATTGGTTGTTGTCTACTTTAAGAGCTTGTTTAGTTAATTCACTCATATCTTTTATATATCCTTATTCGTTTGTCAAAATTATATCAAATCCGTCAGAGTAACCATTATCAAATGCACCACCTTTGGTTCTAACTGGTGATTGTATCACACCAATACCTTGTTCCATTAGCGCCCCGTTACAACACTTTACATGGTATTCATCAGAGTCTAAACAAAGGCATCCTCTACGAGAGTTTTTAGGACTTGATAATCCCTGAGTAGGTCCGATAAAAACACCAGATGCATTCTCACGATTAACACTATAACGAAGATTTCCGTTGCGTGAATTACTCCATTTTGAATTACTCCATACGGCCATAATAAATTCCTATTTTATATAATAACACGAAACTGACTAAAAGTTGTAGATTAGGTTTTATACTTGATTACATAACCTTTACTTGATTTATACCTACCAGTTACAACTGATGATACATTTCCATTATTAAGATTTAATTGTCTTGCTGATTCAATCACCGATGGAAATTCTCCAACATAATCACCATTAGTTTTATATACTACCACTGGTTTTGAATATTTTTCTGCATAGGCTTTATTACCCATCAAACGAATTGAATCTAATTGGCCAGATTCTACAGCTGTTTGACCTCCTTTATACACATTAAGTTTTCTAGTTTTCCAATATAGAATTGTATCTACTGGATATCCGTACTCTTTTTGTAATGCAATTTCTCTGTAAGATACAAGATATATACAAGTAAATTCTTCAAGTATTTCGTAATCAGTATATCCTTGTTCTCTTGTTCTTTCTTTTGGTTTTTCTGATACACCAATTTTCTTTCCTTTGATATGATAAATGTAGTACATAATAATATTTGTTTATACAAATATACGAAATTATTTCCACATTTCCTAATTAGCCCCTACTTTTCATCATTTCGCGATGAACCATAGATTCAAGAAGTGCCTTGTCTGTACGGTAAGCAAGAAACAATAAACACTGCTCGAGTGGGAGATTAGTTACTTCATCCATCTTCTGGATATTGCCTCCTGCGAGTTCAAAAACTGCTGTATAATTCTTCCACTTTTTAGCAAAGTTTGCTTGATGTTGGGTGGCAGTTCCGTCTGATTCGAAAAGTTCAGGGTAGCGTTCACTAAGTCCCGATGCAAATTGATAAAAAAAAACAGAGCACCATAATGAATGTCCATTGTTACATCTAACCATTTCTCCCAATCATCTCTACCTGTGTATGGTTCTATGGTATATAACTCACCCTTCTTACTTGTAATAGGTCTGTATAAGATATTCATTATCTTACCCCAGTTCTTATCAATAGTTAGTTCTTCATATTGTGCTATATCTACATACGCACCATAAGCCATCTTGGATAAGTTTGGTTCAAATCCATACTCTTTACCATTTATAGTAATAAATCTTTGTAGTGGTAGTTTATCAGGTATTTCAAATCGGTTAAACTTCTCTGCAATACTATTATGTGAATTCACACTCAATCCTCTAATTGTATCAAAATCTAAATTACAAAAATGATACATCATAAAATCCATTTGTGCATTAGGATTATCTTCAAAGTTCTTTACATCCCTTTGGAATCTCAAATAAGTGTTAAGGGTTAAATCTTTCCAACTTGTAGGTACTATTATTTCTAATGTTTGTTTCATATTAGTTTAAGTTTATTGTAGGGAATTGCAATTCAAGAACTCTTTGTTCTAGGGCCTTAATATATCTATCTGCTTGTTTTAACGCTGCTTCTCTTTTCTTTACCAAGGTATCCATCAGTATCACTTTGGAACGAAGGTCTTCATTCTCCTCAATATAATGTGCCATAGCGAGTCTTATCTCTCTTATCTCATTCTTTGAGAATAGGGGTTGGTCATCTAATTCCGATTGCATATTTTCCTTTTGATTGTGTTTTAATTGATAACTTACTCATTGCAACATAACGAAGGGCATCGAGTGTGTGGTCAAACCCATCTTGTGGCACATCAGTTACATAACCATATTTATCAGTAGAGTATTCGTACCCATACATCTCATTTATTACATTCTGACTTCTCTTTGTTATATGTAGTTTATAATTCTGTAATACTCCTATACCAAAGTTTCTACTATCTGCACCTTTGACTACACCTTTGGCATTAAATCCTGCTCTGTATAATTCTTCTATGTTTCTTGGTTCTGCACTATCACACCATATCTCATCTCTCTCTATACCGATTTTTCTTAACTTGGTTATGAGTTCCCCAATAGGTAAGTGTGATTCATATAGGACTTCATCTATGTAAAGATTATCACCATTACGGAATACTGCAACTATTGCAATAGGGTCATTCCAACCCCAGTCAAGACCAAACCCTACAAACTCACCCTCAACATCATCTACTACTTCAAATGTATAGATTGCCTTTTCATTAGGTGCATACTCACCCTTACCATATATCAACCACTTCTTTGGTGATTTGTATTCCAAGTCCTCAATGGCCTTTACCATCTCTATTGGTAGGTAAGGATTATCACGAAAGGTTGTAGTGTATCTATCACAATCACTCATCTGCCTTAACCAATGGTATGGTGATATAGTAGGGTTGTATGCAAGGATTATCTTACCTGATGTTCTAATGGATAATTGGAAGTAGGACTCTTCATCTACCTCTGATGCTTCATCTATAAAAAGTACATGGGATTTAACACCTCGTAACTTCTCTGGGTCATCTGTATTTAAGAATAGTATATTAGTCCCATTAGGGAATGAGTATATCCTATCTGATATATTGAATTGTGATTCAGAGTATATACCGAGTTTGGTTAGTATATCCTTAAAATCCTTCATTACCGTACGCTTTAAGGAGGGCACGGTCTTTCTTACTATGGTTATATCCTTTGGTTCTTTTAACCCCTCTACAATCAGGTATTGAAGGATTGAGTAGGTTTTACCACTACGAGTCCCACCTATATGATGGGACACTCGTTTAGTGGATTCTAAAAGGTGTTCAAATGTAATTGCAGTATCAATGGTTAGTTCCATCTGATTTGTTTATATTGATTGAGATTTGTTGTATCCTCGTATCTATCTCTGCTCTCATTTCTACTGATGCCTTCTTTGGAACGATGTATTCCAATAAACGAAGGTATAACTTTGCTGCCTCTAGGGGGTCTCGTTCTCTTATCTTTTCCAAATCCTCTCGTAGAACATCAATACCTTCATTTGCCAATCTTGATATTGCTAACTTGGCTTGTTCTGTGCTTCTGTTTAGAGACCCAGGTTTTCTTCCTCCTAGTTTGTTTCCTTGTTTGAATAGGTGTGGTTTATCTGCCATTGTTTTCTCATCGTTATTTATTCGTTATTATATAATAACACCATACCGAATAAGAATAGGAGATACCCACTAAACATTACGAGCAGTGGGTTGTCTTGTATATATTTATATATCAAAGAAGAGAGTGTGCTTATTCTTTTTTTGTTCATGTTCTATTCTCGTCTTGGCAATCTCCATATACTCTTCTTCTCTTTCTATACCAATAAAGTTCATACCTTCTCTTACACACGCCTTACCAGTACTTCCACTACCCATAAATGGGTCAAGGACTACTCCACCTTTTGGTGTAACTAATCTTACCAAGTATGCCATCAAATCAGTTGGTTTAACGGTTGGGTGAATGTTCTTTGTTTCTGGTTGTATCCAATCTGGTTCTTCACATTTGCAATGGTCAGTTGCTATACCCCATTTACCACAAGTATTACATTTAAGTCTTTTTGATGCAATGTTAGTATAATCACCAACTGCATTTTCTAAATCATCACATCCTTCATTCCTATCCTTCTTACTTGCTTTAGGACAATAGAAGAACCGAGATGCTCCACCATTATCATTATACCCTATTCTATTTATTTCTTTTACACCCGATGTAAAGTTTATATCATTCTGTGGTTTGCCTTGAAATGGTGGCATATTCTTTCCACCTTTTATATTGCCACTCTGTTGGTCTAATATATAGCATGGGCAGTTAGGGTCTGTATGTATTACCATATCTCCCTCCTCTTTTGGTCCTACTCCTTCATAAGAACTTTCACCACCACCGAACTCGCCGAAGCCCTTTACTTTACCTTTTGGCCAATGACCTGATTTAGGTGCAGGTTTAGTATGTGTTGTATCACAAGTGCATTCAAAGATTATGTTTGCTGGGAATCTACCTTCTACATTTACATCATTATTGGAACTTGAAAAAGATACTGCACCTTTACTCTCTTGTCCCTTTTCAGGCATCTTATAGTTTTGTTCGTGTCTATACTTTGGATTAGTAGCAGGATTAGGTGTATCTTCATATCCTATTCTACACCCATCTACATTTATACCACCCGTACCCCACTCCAATACATTATCTGCTACCGTGCCCTTAAATGGTTTTCTTGCCATAACGATTGGTTCATGTGCAGGTTTAAGAGCAGTTCCCCAACCTTCCCATTCACTATTACCTTTTGTTATTTCAAACTCTTTACCATCAACTTTATTAAATCCTTGATTGTG